AGTACCCTCTTTTCTGAGCATTATCTTTTCTTACTTGTCTAGATTTTTCTATGATCTCTTTTGGCATTTTTCCAATTGAACCAATTCCAGTAAGAGCTAAATTATATCCATAACGTCTATTACTAGACTTATGCAACTTAACATAATAGTCTTCTCTATCTATACATAGTTCAATTAAACACTCTTCTAATAAAACAAAAGAAAAGTTATCCCCTCCATGCTTGTTCCAAGCATTTTGAAGATAACTATTCTCATGTTTATTTCCATTAAGTCTGTACTTATGTAAGGAAAACCTTTTCTTTACATTAGATGAGTATCCAATATATACCTTATTGTCTACTTTGCACTGTATTTTATAAATTCCAACCATACTACAAATATAGTTAAAATTTCTTTTATGAAATCAGTGCTCCTTCCACTTGGTCTTATTTTGAATGTTTTCCGCGTAACTTTTTCTATCACTTATTTCTAAAGTTAATATAAGCATGCGCATTCTTATTAGAGTCAAATAACTTTACATTACCGTCATTGTCCTCTACAAATTTCCATTTGGCAAACAGATATAAAAACCTAGTCTTGTATTGCACTGCAAACTTGGTTTCATTATAAATACCTGCTTTTACCATTAATACTCTGTGTCCCTTCCTTTCCTCTCCTTTTCTTAAAATAATCATATATGTTGGTTTATTTGGTTACTTATCAAGTTTGATCTGATTCTCATCCAATATCTCATAAAACTTATCTCTAATTCTTTCTACCATCTTCCACTCTTCCTCACTAAGTTCTTCATACTTCCACAGTGTTCTTAACTCCTGAGAAATATCCCATAGAGCTGAGTACATCTTACCACTCTGTACAGCTAGGTCAAATTCATGCTGGTCATCTGGTAAATTGAAGGTTAAACGTGCTTTCATATTATTCTGGTTTAATTATTTTCCATTTAAAATGATTTGTTTGGCCTATTGTATCTCCAACATCATTTGAGTGCAAAATTATCATAATGCTTTCTTTGTCATTTAACAATGATGTAAACCATTCTAATTCTCCTTCATCATTATGGCTATACCAAGTATCTTCATCAAATTCTATTTCACATTCTATCTTAATTTTTGCCATCTTATTCTGATTTAAAGGTTAATTCTATTCCTGTAAGTGCAAAGTATAGGTTTTGAAGTTGGTGAACACTGTGGATGTTTACTTTTTTATAATAAAAATTATTACTGTTACTTCTTTCTATCAATAACCCAAAATCTTTACAATAAACATCTAACATTTTCTTTTGGTTGTAACCTATTTCAAACCCAAACTTCAACAACCATTCTTCAATTAATGGTATTGGTTTAACTTGATTATGTGGTTCTTTTACAATATAGGTAATTGCTTCTAAATCTATTTTATTTACTTTACCTAAAGTATCATAAACATAATTTCCTATTCTTAATTCACTTGCTTTCATTCTATTCTGATTTAAAGGTTTTGTTATAGTAATTCTCTTCAGTTATATTTACTCCGTCATAATAATCTGCTCCGAAAATATCACCTTGAGTAAATGCGGACATAATTTGTTGCCGTTCCATTTCTTTGGCTTTGTCATAAAAAACTTTAGGAACATTAAAACCCTCTAGTATTAATTCATCAACCAACCACTCTACTGCTGTTTGTTTCATATTAATGTGTTTTATAGCACCCAAAAGTGCATTAGTTTATCCTTTTTATGACAAGTTATTCCATCAATTATGTCGCAAGTATCTCCTATATTTGCGACATAATAAAATGTTTATAGACGTAAAATTTGTCAAGTTTTTTAAGCCTAAAAGTTGACATTATTCAGGCAATTCTTCTCCATCTTTACCAGTAACTATACCCATCAGCTGTTTCATAATAGCATCTTGTGTATCTCCCCAGAACATATCACATTTAAATACATTATCTGTAATAGTATATGGTGGTTCTAGAAAGTATGCTTGCCAATGTTCATCAGGCTTTGCAGTAAATCTTTTACATTTTTCTTTTACAGGACATTCAAATCCATGACATTTAGTTATATCTGGCATGCTTTTAATTTTTTTCTAAATTACTACTTTTTCTTGAATCTCTATAATCAATAATAAATCCAATTGCAACTATAATGTTCATTCCCAGTGACATAAGTATCTCATGAATGTCCTCATAGACATTTAGTGAAAGGTGTATGTGACCCACCATCCAAAATGGTATGGACAAGTTTTGGCTTATCCATACCAATAGATATTTTATAAAGTGTTTCACTGCTTGACTACAATATCATAAACCGTCTTGCTATTAGCCATAGAAAATTCATATATTTCTGCGCTGCAAGTTTTATCATTGAGTCTTATTCTTACTATACCTGCATCTTTAAAGTCCTTTAAAAATGCACTATCAGAGGCAATATCATCCATTATAAATACAGTCTTCCTATCTTCTGTAACAGTACCAGTAAGTGTATGTTTGTGATACTCTCCTCTGACATTAAATGATACATCAACATCTATGTTATCATCACATACATATACACCACTGATATAAAAAGAAATACCATTATAATTTTCTAGCTTCAAAAATGCACTAGTATTATTGGTAGCATATCCTATAACATAGGGTGGATCAAAACCATTATTTACTCTTGAATACTTCCACTGTGATAATGCTGTTGTTGTAACTAAACTTATAAAAATTAACAATAAACTTTTCATATTTACTCTTTTTTTGGTTTTTTAATTTGTTCTTTAACTTCAGACTGATTCTTCTTCAGAATCTTCTGTAATCTCTCCCAGATCTGTTTGTTGATCAAGTTGTAGTCTGGCTCTTTCTTCTTCATATCTTTCTGCTAAATCTCTGTGATATACCATCTCAAGGTATTCCATTGTAGACATTTGATCCATTTCTTTCTCAAGCATCTCAATGTATAGTTCTTTCATTCTTCCCATGCTCTTAATCCTTTAATTAATAATTCTCTACATGTTTCTGTTATGTTGTGTATCTCTTTAATTTCTTGATACCTCTTTATCTTTCTCATCTCAGAACTAGTTAAATATATTACAGCTTTAACTGTTTTCTTACCAACTGAATACTTTTTAAAGTCATGTGGAAATTTCTCAATATAATCTGATACATTGTGCATAAATGTATAATCATTAAGATCTAGTAACTTGAGTGCAAGATCCTTAGAATAATGTACTGTACATCTATCTATACCAGCATACTTTGCAATCCTTTTCTGGTTGTAATTAAATCTGTGACTGAGAACACCAATCAGATAGTTTCTTTTATCAAGATACTCTCTCTTTCTAGTTGGCTCATATATCTCTTTCAACTCTAGTATAATATCTTTATCTGTGTACATAGTTAAATAAAAAATGGAAAAAATATTGCTTTGTATTCACTAATGAATACACCCGCAAGAATTGTATCAATAAAGTCATGTGTCTTTGTGTAGTCATACATAAAATACACAGCAAAGAACTGTGATATAATAAAGTAGACAGCAATAACACCCCAAGAAAACTTGGATATTACATCTCTCATAGTATTTGTATTAAATTAATTCTAAATCTGCTTCTTCAGCAATCTTTTCTTCCTCTTGATATGCTTCTGTAAGTAAGTCTAATGGTAAGAATCTGTCAGCATCATAGAGCTCATATGGAAATGAACTCTCTGATAGCTTGACTTCCTTAAGTAGTACTCCAAATTTGTTCTCTTGTAATCCCATTCTAACTATCCTTGTAATTGTATATAACTCACCCTCTTTAATCCACTCATTACTTGGCACCTTATCAGGCTTGTTAGAATCATCCACGCATATTGCTCTCATACTCTTTTATAGAAACTTTAAGATCTAATTTAGATAGACTTTCTGATATTTCCAACATATCAATATAACTTCCAGATTTTACTGTGCAATTACCATTCCTATGTACAATTAGCGCACACTGCTCTGCTTGTACTGGTTGGTGCTCACAAAATCTTATAAGACAGGCAATTACATATAAAAATGAATTCTTGTCATCATTATGCAAAACAAGTTTGTGTGTTGCTAAGTCTTCCATATAATAAATATAAGAATTATATATCATAACTCCTCCATACAATCTTGTTTTGATCAAAGTCTTCTAAAGCTTCTTTAACCCATCTTTCATCAACTGTATTCTTGTAACACAATATGTGTACAATAGCTTTCTCATCTGGATTGAGCCTTAGTAACCTACCAATTCTCTGACTTGATTTTCTTTCATTACCATATGCATGCATAATTATTCCCTGTTTTAAACCTGGAATGTTTACACCTTCACTGAGTTGTAATACACATGATAACTTGGTAATCTTATCTTTCTTAAAGTCAGTAAGATTTTCTGAGGAGTTAGGATTATTACTGTGATAGCTATGACTGCACATTCTATCAGCTTGTTCCTGTGTGTTTGCAAATAAAATGCACTTGCTTTGTATGCTATTAAACAATGCTTTAGCATATTTCTCTTTACTAGCATATTCCATCATAGCTTTCATTCTCATTACTCTAAGTATGTGAGATTGTCCTGCTCCAGTATCTATTCTTGTACCCCAATAACCATAGTTCTGCAACTCAGATGTAAGGAAACTTCCTTTCTGTGTTGAGACTTTATAGTTCTTGGCAGTATCAAGATTAATTTCATGCACAATTATTTGATAGTCATTGATAATACCATTCTCTATTGCGGCATCTGCCTTAAAAGTATAGACAACTGGACAATACTCAGATACTAATCTACCTTTCTCAGATGTTTTATGCTTAGGTGGAGTACCGGTTAAACCCAGTACTCTACCTGCATAATTATTAAGAAAAGATCTGTGACTATCTAATAAACTGTGAACTTCATCAAAATAAACTGCATCATAGTCATTAGGGTTATGTTTATTTAAGCTGAGATAAGTAGAGAAAGTAGCACCCTCAAGTACATTACTTAATCCAAATTTCTCAGCTTCATATCTCCATGAGCTAATGATAGACAGTTTAGGAGCAACAATCAGAATACTTTGCATTGGATTATAATGTCTTTCCATATGCCTTAAACCTACAAGAGTTTTGCCTACACCTGTGGCTAGAACTAATGTGCATCTTTGTTTACCCTCACTAGCCTTTAAAGCTTCATCTTGTATTTCCTGTCTTTCCATTATTTTGGTAAATTAAATATTTTACGTCTGATATAAGTAGCAGTTTCTTCTCCATTCATCATAACCTTTACAGTCTTAAGATGTTTCTCAAGATTAGTAATTACCTTCTCATGGTTATAATTACCATAAGCCTGTAAGAATGCTGTAAGAAACTGAAACTTTACTGACCGCTCAGACATACCAATCTTTAAGAAGATATCATTAAATGCTTTACACATATCTTCTGCATTTGGATTAGTAATTCTAAAATCACCTGTTTTAATGCTCTGTGAACTATTCTTAAAACCAGCATTATTAATACCAATTGCAGCTAACATAGTAATTTCTATGTCATACATGTTTTTCCACTTGAATAACTTCATGTAATCTGGTTGAATCATTTTCCATGCATTAATATAATTCATTAAATCCCAAGACTTAGATGAATTATTTAGATAAGCCATTTTTTCAACTAAATCTTGTTCTGATTCTACATTAATCTCAATATAAGGAATTGATTTTCCTTCTCTTTCTAATGCAGTAGCAAGATGCTGACCGTCAATAATATATCTTTTCTTTTCACCCTCTATTATATCAGTAGTTGTTGTAATAACACATCTTAGCACACCCATTTTACGGATACTAGCAATCATCTTTTGTACATGTTTGCTATCAATACCCCTGTTCATTGGCAATACTGCAAATTTTGAATAATCTGCTGCTAAGTTTACTTTAAGTTCTTTTCCAATCATATTCATAATCATAAATTTTAATTTGTTTTTAAATCATTTTAAA